CGCCATCGTTCTGATGCTCCATGCCAACCACCAACGCGCCATACCCTGCGTTTGTACAGTTGTCTCCAATGACAGCGGATCGCGTAGAGTTGTTGGTTACATTGCCTACTGCGATTCTGCCGGTAGCCAGAATATCAACGAACTCAACATTATCAGTAGTCGCTACAGGTTGTCCGATACTAAACTCTGTGCCTGTAAGGGTAATACCAGTTCCTGCTGTATAGGTTGTCCCGGCGCTTGCGTCAACATATGCCTTTATAGACTGCTGCGTTGCCAGTGCAGTAGCACTATCGGATGCCATGTTATCTTCATCTAATATGTCATCTATTACTACTGCGTTAATACCATTACGTTGGATGCTATCAAAGAACACTTCACCGTTAATTTTCGCTTGCCCATCAACAGTAATTCCACCAGATCTCACCGTGAGTCGATCTATACCGCCGCTATCATAAAATATAGATGAACGAGCATTAGTAAATGCCGCTATGGCTTGGCCACTAGAGTTTTTGATATTAACATTTGCGCCTTGAACAACTAAGCCTCCAGGACCCAATTCGTTGATGAATGAACTAGAGGCATCACTGTATATCTCTAAATCAGTATTAGCACCAAACGTTGCCTTGTCGTTATCTCCAAAGGCTATGTCATTACCGCTAGTTGTATTACCAAGAGCTAGTGTTTGCGCTAGTGTTTCACTACCAGCCGTTCCTGTAATTGTAAAGTTGGGATATGTGCCAGATACAGTGGTAGTTCCTGCGCCCGTTAACGATACAGTCTGATCAGGAGAGTCATTAGTAATTGTGAAGTTAGGATATGTACCGGATGTACTAATGCCCGTTCCACCAGTTAGTGCTACAGTCTGGTCAGGTGCGGTGTTCGATATAACATTACTGCCAGATATATTAATGCCAGTCCCTGCTGTGTAGATAGTGCCAGGATGTGCATCTACATATGCTTTAATTGATTGCTGCGTAGCTAACCCGGTTGCACTATCGGATGCCATGTTATCTTCATCAAAGATTTCATCAATTATTGGACCGCCACTTCCACCGGGATCTAAGGCTGTATTTGTAGCAAGCTCATCAAAACGTAATGAGCCATAAACTCTAGCTTCATCATTAATTATGACCTTCCCATTTCCAACGCTCATCCTTGTATTTCCGGTGTTATCCTTAAATGCCGCTGACCGATTTTGGTACATTGCGAGTATTGAGTCATCCGAATCATTACGGAAAACATAATTGGGAGCTTTTAATACCATGCTACCAAGCCCTACGTTTTCTATGCGTCCAGACCCAGTACCATCAGTGTAAATTTCAAGAGCTGGCCCTACAGCGCCACTACCAAAAACTGCTTTGTCATCTGTGTCGTACACTATGTCGTTGCCGCCAGTAGTGTTTCCTTCAGCCAGTGTTTCAGCTAGTGTGAATGGTTCATTTTCAATCGGTATTCCTGCGATGGGTTCGCCAGTAACCGAGTCAAACGCCAATACTTTACCTTTGCGATCATCTTTAAGGGGCAGTTCCATTGACGGTGATGCACCAGCTATGTCATCGTCCTGAAGCCGCAGAGAGCGATTTATGGCGGTTTGTTGTTGGTTAGTTGCAAGCCACAGTCTATCGTAATCATTGTTAACTTCAGAGGCTAAGAATACGCCATTGGCTTGATAGTCCGTATCTCGGTCTAAGTCCATAGCCATAACAATAGATATGGCTGATCCGGGGGTTGGATAGATAGGATTGCCGCCACTATCTACCAGAGTGAACGTGATAGTTCCGCCTGTACCTACCCCTACATTCTGTACGGTATAGTGTACGTTTAATGTTTGTACTACACCGTCTAGATAAACAGTGACATCACCAGCCTCATTTAACTGAAACGTATAGTCGTATACATTTTGGTTATTGCCAGCAACGTAATCATTGCGTGTTGTGTTTGATGTAACTGTCATGTCGGCCTCTTATGTTTTGCCAATTATACTATTTCGTAAGTCCTTAATCGACGATTGCTTTCTCTACTTGATCAAATGCTTTATTGACTCCTACAAGGTTTTGCAATGGAATCAATCTCCTTAATGCTCGAACATCTGCTTCAGTCATAGGTTCGCTTGATGTAACTGCATTACTAGCTGCAACAGTCGTACTTAACAAACTACCAAATGTTGGGCCTAATAGACTTTCAGATACAGAGCGCGAAACAAACCTAGAAGCTGGGGCATCAACACCTAGTATTGGGCGCAACCCAAAAGAGTTACTAGATATCTTTTCAACGGTGTTGTTGATTTCACCCAAAACACCTATCACGCCTGACCTATCTATACCTTCAGCAATCCATACGCCAGGATCATCACTGACTTCTCGCCCTGCTATTTTCTGCTTCATGTAGTATGAAAACATACCCATACCTACAAGAGTCATAGCGCCACCTAATGCGTTGTGATCTTGACGTTGCAACCCAGCAATCAATACACGTTGTGTAGCGGATAAAACAAATGATCTAAACTGTCCTATGCTTTTACCTAACTCACTTGACATAAATAATGGCTTCTCTTGACCGGGTATAAGAATGACTCGGTCAGATTCTTTTCGTACAGCTGCGCCCCACATTCTTTCTAGATCAGGTTTATCCCAGTTTTTAGCATTGGTAATCCATACCCCGTCCTCAAACTTGCCATGTTTATTTACTTGCTCCCACATATCTTTAGCCGACTGCTCATCAATGCCTAGTCTAGCAAGGCGCTTATCGTACTTCCCTTTAGACAAGCCATCGAAAATAGACGTTTGCATAGTCACAGCATGAAGCTGTTTCATCCCGGCTGTCCAATAGTCGAGTAAGTTAATACGCCCGAACTTGTTTGCCCCGGCGCGCAACCCTCTCTCTATGAATGTGCCGCCTTGCGTATAGTCACCAACATCAGCAATAATCTCCGACTTACCTGTCATAAGCGCATCAGTGCCTACTCCATATCGCCTAGCCTCAGCCGCCGCTACCTTGAATGTTTTGGAATTACGCACTAATGGAGCAAGCCCTTTACTAAATGATTTAGCAAAACCTTCAGCCATAATTATTCGAGCAATATCTGGCAAACTCGATACTGTTACACCACCCAGTAATCGCAAGTAGTTTAGATCTCTAGCTGACCTACCGATGCGCGTCCATACATTATCTTCTTGGAATCCATATACCCCACGGATTCTATCTCGCATCCCGGCGATATCCGTGATTACTTGTGTACGCTCCTTTTCTAGTCGCATCAATTCCTTTTCGTTATCTCCAAGGGGTTTTCTGGCTCTATCGTATACGCCGTTTATTTCTCTAATTTGCTCATCCATAGTGACACTGCCAAATCGTTTTTGCAGTTCTATGTCAGCAGCAGTTTGCTGTATATATCTAGATCCTAAAACCTCAATATCGTTTTCCAAAAAATCTTCAATGAGATCATCATCTATCTGAAACACCCTACTTCTTAACGGTCCTCTCAGCGCAGTGCCTCTAACCCCTGCATTGTTAACGCCACCTGATTTTGTGCCATCACCCATTTTCCATTCGTAAGGCAAACGCCCATCAGGGCTTCCTTGTATTCTAGTAGCAATTTCAGCGGCAACAGCTTCATAGTCTTGGCGCTCAAACTCTTTGCCTTTCTTGAATTCTGCCTTGTCGATAATTTTTTGTAGCTTAATTTGCTCTGCGCCTTCAGCATCATCGATTTTTGATGCGGCATCTTTAGCGCTTTCATATAACTCTAGATCTTTTGTTTCTAGCCAATCAGATACTTTTGCTATAAATACATTATAGTTTGCGCTAATTTTGTTTTTATCCCATACCCGATTTAAGTAATTAACTGATGTTGTTATATTTACATCTTCAGGCAACAATCCCTCAGCAACCATTTCGTTTTTTAGTGGCGTGTATAATTCGTCATACCAGAATCTAGCCGATTGCTGTACTTGCGGTATATCACTCTTGCCACTTCTTATTGCTCTGGCCACAGCTTCATTAAACTGCCGATGCTTCATCTTACCGCCAGCTTTCTTATATTCTGCGAACAACTTATTATTATTTTCAATAGATGTTGCTAAACGTCCAGTTTGTATTTTGGATAAAGACTCTACAGCCTGTAATGGTGCGCTATCCACTTCTATAGGGTTTTCAGCCAACTGGTTTACGATCCTACGCACTTCAACAAAAGGGTTAGTTATGGTTCTACTAAGCGGATCAAAACCGACAAACTTAGTAAACTTAGCAATATTCTTCCCTTTGACTTCAAAGTTGCCGAACACTGCCCTAGCTGCACCAACGCTATCGCCATCAACCGGAACTGTTTGTGCATTAATAGCCGGGTTAATCCCTTCTAATAATTTAGGCTCAACATCCATGACATCAGCCATTTCATCGATTGCTTTTTTATCAATTCCGTACTTGCCAAATTGCGACACAACACCGCCAAGTATGCCACCAAAGATAGCAGACGCTCCTACATTAACAGCCGATTCGCCATACGTTCTAGTAAGTTGGGTAGAGTGCAGCGCGGCTTCTGTGATTGCGCTGTCAGCCGCAACAATAGAACCAGTAACCGCCGCATTGCTTAACACGTTCTTCCCGGCTCTGTATGTATTAGCGTATATACCGCCGATAGATAACAGCGATGTAAGATCAAGCGCACCTACAGGCAACCCCAATACAAACGATGTAGCGCCTCCTGCGGCAATAGTTTCTCTATCTTTTGTTTCTTTAGCTAGCTGTCTTCTAACTGATTCTATTTCATCCATGTTGTCAGCATATATAGCCTCATTTACAAACCCGGCATTCGCCTTTTCTTCTTCTGTAAAAAAAGAGTACGCATCAAAATCTGGATCATCTTTTGTTTCTGGCAATCCATATTCTTGAGTAAAAAACGAGCCAATACTGTTTTCTTGTCTTACTAGCGCGGCAGTAACCTCACCAATGCTAGGGTCATCAGATGTCACAACTGGAGTATATGTTTTTTTCTCCAGTGGAGTCTGGGTTTGCAGACTAGGTATAAAAGGCATATTAGTTTCCTTGCGATAGAGCTGCAGTCAATGCCGGTCCGAAATAATTAGTGAACAGAATATCTGCATCAACATCGCCTACTTTATCTTTAACTTTCGCATAACCAGCAAAAAACTTTTGTCTTTCCGTTTTATTATCTAATATCTCATCAACTTGTTTTTGCGACAGAACGTTTGGTTTAAGTACAACATCTTCAGGAATTATTCCTTTCTCTTTTTCTCTGTCAGTTTGGCCTGGACTATATGCAACACGCATTGTTGGGGTTACGCCGGGGGTATATGTAACAGCATTAGTAGCAATCAACTCATTGATATCTTCCATTTCTTGCGCTACTTTATTCTGTGTCTTTTTCGCAGACTGTATAGATGCAATATATTTATCACTGGCTTCTGTCACATAGTCTTTTACAAAATTAAAGGCATCTGCAACTTTCATACTGAACTGTACGCCCGGTGTAGACTTAATCAGCTCTTCTACATTTTCTCTAGTTACCTTGCTAGGAATTTTTGTTGCATAATCGATGCCTCGGCCTACCAAAGCAAATGGCGAGTTAGAGCTTTGTAATGTCTTTCTCATAGCCGCTTGCTGTTCTTTTGTTATTGAAGAATACTTGGCTTTATATTTACCTGTAGCTTTAGCGGTCTCAACCTGTACATCTGCTAACGCTTCTAGCAATATTGTCTCATTTTGTTTTTCTTGTGCCACTTGCTTGTCAGGCACAAAACGATCCCGTACATTTCCCTCTGCATCTTCAAATGCTACAGACTGTAAAGTGCCATCCTTGTCCTCAACCATAACTCTATAGGTAGGTTGGCCAGTAGACGCTGTTCGATCTGTTTCAGAATCTGACAATAGATGAATGTTTTCGCTTTCAACTTCTAACCCGGCAGAAGCGAGATCATTTTGTAATTCATCTCTAATATATGTCGTATCACCTGTACCAGTTAAGCCATAGAAGTATTCTGGCGCGTTAGCCATCAACCCAAACTCGCCACGCTTCCACTTTGCCTCAATAAGAGTAAATGCTTTTTCTTTAGCAGCATCGAACGATGTCATCCCTGCGAGATATAAATCTTCTGCCAACTTGCCAAAATCGTCTACCAACAAATTGAAAGAGTTTTCTTTCTTGAAATCTGACTCACTGTCGAAAAACCAAGATGTAAATCGGGATGCTACATCATCAGCATATGATTCCTCAAACTCTTTAGGGTTCTCTTTAATCTGCTCTTTCTTCGCCTTTACGTTTGCTTGTTGTACAGGGTTGCCAGGATCAGTAATTTCACGAGCCTTTTGAATTGCTTGTTCTGTTGGAAGATATTTATCAAGTGATATAACCTGATCTGCAAATGCTGTTTCTGATGCACTAAATGCTGCTGCGCCAACGCCGGGTATTTCCTGTATACGGTCAATTGTTTCTACAGCTTCTTCTACTCTCGCAGGGTCGCGTGATACTAAATCATTTCTTATTTGGGTTTTTAGCTGCTTTGGCACATAAGACGTTCTTGCTACAATTTCTGCGTTTTGCGAACTACGGACATCTGGGTTTTCCGATAAACTATCAATCAGCAAATCGTAAGTATTGTTAACATCTTCTTGTGTAATAGGATCGCTACTTAGAGGATCGTTACCCGCAATAGTATTTTCTACATTTGCAATACCCAGAAGTTTTCTATTATCTGCAAACGCTTTAGCGTTAATTTTGTTTCGTATTGAAGTTAGTTTATCAGCAGTTTTAATAATTCCACGATTAACCAAGTCAGCAACTTTTGCCTCTTGTTCAACTGGAGTGCCAATGCCGCGATCAATATCCACCTCAAGATTGCTCAGTTCAATCATCTCTTCTTTAGTGAGCTTTTCTTGCTCTGCTAAGTACTCAGACGTTAACGTGTCAATTTGAGCTTGTATATTAGACTCAATAGTAGCTTGTTGCTTTGCGTTCAAATCTGCAACCGGGGCAGATCTCAACTCATCTAAAAAGTTTTGCGCCTTCTGTATTTTTTCTGGTGTAGTAGTAGCCTCATCCAACAATGTTCTTTCTATAGTGCCTAACACTGTTTCCGTAGCTATTGTGTCATTGTAGGCTTGCTTGCTTATCTCTAGCTTAACTGGATCTACCAATCCGTTATCTAAAGCATTTTGTATAAACGCATCTCTGCCAAGATTTAACTCTTCTAGCTTCTCGGCTTCACCCGCTCTAGCTAACTGTGATGCTATTTCGTCTAACGCATTTTGACCCGCTACAAAATCAGCTTGCTGGCCTCTTAATATATTTGCCTCTTCTGCTTTTCTAACATCCCTAAATGCCATGGAACTAGCTTGGTCAAATATAAACTGCGCTTGAGTTTTTAGGTTCTCATCAAATGATGATGTTAGTCCAGAAAATTTATTTTCTACTGACTGCTTAAAACCAGCGGCATCGTCTTTAAACTCCATTTGCGAGTCAGCAACCATATTTTTAATATCGGCTGTAATCCCGGCTTGATATGCAGTTTGCGCCGCTTGGTTGTATGCCGCGCCTCCATAGCTCCAAGTGCTTTTCTTTTCTATCTGTCCTGTTTTTGCCGCTTCCATTCCTGCAGCCATACCTTTTTCAGCACCCCTTTGACGCGCTTTTTGCTCACCTATCCCTGCGGCAATATCACCCACATCACCTGCTAATCCAGCAAGCGCCTCAAGTCGTTTACCCGCCGATGTATCTACACCCGGTGTACGAAACTGTCCATAAAATTTTATGGGTTCTCTAGCCATTTAATTCACCTAAGTTTCCAAATACATTGCCGCTTGTGTGCCGCCTTTTAATAGTGACGTTGCCGCACCTATCTTACCCATACTAGCGGCGACTTTGCCCTGCTGTCTAAGCTGTCTGCGCCTCAATGTTTCTGACAGCCCAACAACTTGTTCACTTAATCCAATTTGCTCTGCACTTTCTAGTGCTATAGCTTCAGGTGTGCCTTCAGTGCCGAACTGTTCTTGCGACAATGCCACAGTCTGGGCGGCTAATCGCCTATTAAGTTCTTGTCTGCGTTGCAACTCTTGTGATTGCGCTTCCATTTTTTGCAGTTCAGCTTCTCTTTTAGCTGCATCTTCCTGCGCTTTACCAGCTTCTATTTGCCCGTATGCGCTCACAGCAGTACTAGCGGCTATGGCTGCAACAACATAAAATGCCATTTAAATATCCTCTGGCTCAAGCAGAGCCTTTTCTATTTCTTCAATATCAGTTAGTTCAGTTGGATGATAAGTAATCCACACACAATCTGTTTCAGCGTATATTACACGCTTTGTACCTGGAATAGTTTCGCCCATAAATGGCGCAATAATTTCCATGTTGCCGTACTGGCTAGATACTCTGCACTTGCCTTTAACGACAGTGTACAGGTGCGTAGTCTTGTGTAGCGCTCCTACCAAACATACACCCGCCGGGATAAACAATTCCCTAGCATACAGGCCATCACTGAAATGATGCCTAACCTCTAAGTCTATTGTGTCTCCTTTCATCATCACGTTCTGCAATTCGTAAATCGCATCTTGTACAGCTACCTGATTCATGAAGAGCTTACCTCATAGCTAATAGCCTGTATATGTAATGGCGCTGGTAGTGTTTGTGTTATAACTGGTGCAACTTCTCTGTCCCAACCGTTACCGCCGTTGTTATCTTCAATAATCCCTGTTACCGGGGCAAGCGTAGCCGGGTTCAACGGGCTGTTACTAGCGTCTCCAAATGATCTAATGCCAACTAGATTCCCATCTATAGTTATACCACCTGATTCATAAACACGCATATTCATCCTGTTAATACGCTTTTGCCTTAATACATTTTGCGAACTATTTGCTGCCCGACTGTTGATAGGCATTGGCTTTATTTTGGGAATAAAATTAAATCCTATGTGGAGATCAGCGCCAGTTAACTGCTGTTCAGTGCTAGAAAGAAACACTTGTCCTCCAGATGTCACTACGCGCTCTGGTAGAATAGTAGAACCAAACACTAACTGTACTGTTTCACCTGCTAACGCCTCAAATCCAGTAATAGCCAATGGAAACGGTGGCGACACTCTTTTGCCATGATCTAATAGATTTGTTTGATTCATAACATCAACAGAAAAAACGTGCTGCTTTATTCTCGATATTGTAATTATTCGATTGTTTACAGTTGCACATCTATAGAAACGAATTACATCATCGTCTGGCGCAAATTGTGTTACCTTGGTAAATCCAATAATGTCCTGCTCTCGCAACGTGTTTAACAATACACCCGTTCCGTCTGCATTGACTATGAATACATAACTAGCGTCTTCAGATGTTGTAGACGTTGCAACAGCAATATCTTGCGGATCATTAATTAAATGTGACGCGAGTACTGACATATCAACACTGCGATATGCATCTTCATTAAAGCTGTACAAATATTGGCGTAAACTGCGCCCATTGCGATCTAGAAACATAGTTGCGCCATCAAGAGAAACAATCGAATTTGCTGCCGTTTTGCGCGTTCCATATTTCGTTTGCTCAACTATAGATATGTCGCTCGGTGTATTTCCTTCAACTTGGTATTCAGAACCTTGCGTGAAAACTTGTACCCCACGGTCGCCGCTAATGGTAATAATTTCGCTATTTTTACCATTAATGGTTACGAATATACCTTCATCGTCTGCACCTTCCTTAACGAGAAAGTCTAAAAACGATCCTGCTTTTGATGCCAATATGCTTTGCGGCTTAGACTTTGTGCCTCCAAGCCATAGCCTACCTCCTGTAAATAAACCGCTTTTAGGATAGCCTCTATTAGTACTCCACAGATCTTCTGATCTTGGTGACCCGGTAGATGTTTTTGTGAAGACAAGTGTATTGTCGCCATCTCCAAGCGTAGCAAATCCAGAAAACAATTCAAATGCTTTGGTAGACTCTCCAGAAATTGTTATTGTGTACTGCCTAGTGCCCGTCCTTGCTACTGCAACACCCGTATCTCCAAAGATGGGCATTTCCTGTAAATTTCTCTGGATGTTAGCCACTGTAGATGCTTGCTCATCTGCGGTACTGTCACCAACAAATGTAACGTTTTTGCTTAATACGCCCTCAATATCAAACTGAAATCTATCGCCAACTTCCCAGTTATGCCCACTGCCATGCGTCAACGTCAATACTTGCACCTCATCAGACGGCGTAGGGCTAAGATTATCATTGTAATCATACTGGGGTATATTTAAGAATGTTGGGTTATCAATTTGAAACGGTGCTGGCGCTGCACTTCCTAGCTCTCCATTAAATACAATTCTACCCACCGGAGAGTCTGGATTAAATAAGAGCGCAACGTTTTCATTCACTGCAACACTCTTTGGCGTTCCAAATCCTATAGCATTACCTGTATATAAATCTTGAATAAACGTTGTAGACGTTTCATCTATTCTATAAATGCGGCAATTTTCCCTAGTGAATAAAAGCAAATAACTTTCGTTCACGCCTATTTCAAATGCGTGTATTTGAAAGGTTTCATTTGGGGCATTGTCTGCTGCTCTTAGATTAAATTCAGAAAGCTGAATTCTAGCAGTACCCGCATTATTAGCTCCGTCTAATTTTAATCGAACATATTGCGGTTCTACACTCTCATCATAATATATTCGTAAATCCTGCTCATATGGCATAACTCTAAAAAAATCAGTAGGAAGCTCTTGCCAAGACGAACCGTTTGCAGACCATTCAATTTTTAGATTATCGAACTCCGCAGATGTAGTAGATTTTATGCCAAGCACATCAATAAAGCCTACGCTTTGCTGAGAACCTAAATCGTACTGAGCAATTATATAATCACTTATAGTTCCAACATTTGTAGTGGTAGTTGTATTTGTTATAGTGCTACCATCATTTATCAGAGTCCCTGTGCCGCCATTAGGCATAGTCGGGGTTGTAGCTCTTCTAAATCCAGTATCTATTGGAATTGTAATATTTTCAAACCCAGGCCGTCTTTTAACACCACCCTGCGGTACAGTTACTACATTCTCAGCAGTCTCTAAACCCTGATAGTATTGATCGAGATCTGTGCGTCCTTTTACAATAGGCGATAGCTCACCGCTTACAAAGCTGTTTTGAAGGAAATGACTCTTAGCCATCAGAACCTCACATTAACAAATGGGCGATCCTGAATAGGCGTTACTGGGTGCTGTTGAGCATCTGTGTACCTTGCCATCCTACTAGCATTTACATACGCCGCAGATAACGTTTCCATAGATGCTGCGCTGTCCCGGATAGATGGAGCAAAGTCCATCGCTAAGGCATACTCAATCATCTTAGAAAAGTATACAGGCCAATCAGCCTCAGATACGTTATAGATGTAATCGCAGAATAAATCGCCACTATAGTTGCAGTACACGCGATCACCATAAATTTGATATGGAACGCTTGGATTAAGCTTAATCAACGTTAGTAAATTAGAAGGCAACTGGTACTGTGTGCTGTACTCCGTACCTACAGGAGCGCCGTTGATCTTAGCAAGCTGTGCTTTTTTTCTAGCAAAACCCCAACGGTACTTTGTCAACTCATTTTGCACTATGTTGTCGTATAGGTTACTTGCAACTACTTGCGCTCGCGTATCACCTACCAACGATGTAATTGGCAAATCACCTATGAGAATAAGAGCATTAGAAATTAAATTAATCTTAGCGGCCATGATTTACCTTTTGAAAGAAAGGGGGGCAACGCCCCCCATTCAGTTTTACGCAGTGATAACTACACCAGCAGCCATAACAACAGTAGTGCCGTTGTTTGACTCAACGTATGAAATACGCCCGGTAGGAGTAGTACCAGTTGAACCGATAATAATTACTGCATCACCAGCCGCTAATTCATCTTTAGCGTCAGCAAAGTAGTTAGTATCAGCCGTTACAGCAGAAGTAGCGTCAGTAGTAGAATACTGCCACGTAGCTCCACCGTTACCCGAACCGCCTAAGCGGCATAAACCTGATCTTGCGAAAGCCATGATAGTACTCCTTATTGATCTTGACGATATTGAACTTTAACCAAACCGCCTTCATCGCGCACAACAGAGCCAGCTTTCAGCATACCGTTACACAACCAAGAAGTACGCTCGGCAACCCAATCAACTTCGGTCTTCATGTCGATACCAATGGCTAGGCCAACAGCAGGACGCTGGAAGAACCAAGAATCAACTACGTTAGCAGCTACAGTCAGACCACCTTCATCGCGTGACTCAAGAATAATAAACTTGAATCCTGCTAGAGTGTCGATCTCACCGTTAACAAGTGCTTTGATAGTTTGATAATCAGCAGAAGTTGCTTTCTCATCGTTAAGAAGACCGCCCAGACCCAAAGCGTTTACAGCAGCAAACAACTCAGTGTTAGGAACGCCCTGATCGCGTAGCTCAACTTGAGCCTTAACAACCTTAGCGATGTTCAAGTTAGTGTCAGCGCCACCTACGTCTTTGCCAATAGTAGTAGTCAATGGAGTAGAACCGTCCATTGCATCAATTACTAATTGGTCACAACGGCGGCCAAGTGCGCCAGCGATAGTGTTAGCCAGTTCCTGCTTCTCATCAAAGTTAACGTCCTGAGCATCAAACATGTCAGTGTACTCTGGAGCGTTCCAGTTGGAGAGAGTTGCAGTTTTGAACTCGTGCGCTACGTCCATTGGCGTTACTAAGTCAGAAGTAGACTTCTGGTTAGCTAGACCTTTGCCCATACGGCGGAATTTGTAGGTATCACCTACTACATTATTACGGAGGGTTGCAGCATTTTTCAGAAGGCCCATGCCCTGATAGGCGTGTTTGACCATACTGTCAAACTCTGTGACCGCTACTGCGGATAATGTCTTACTCATGATAGATTCCTCAAAAAATAGAGTAAATAAAATAAATATTTTTTAAGGTTTAAGCTGAGTACCCAGTAAATTGGTCAGCGTTCAACCTAAATTTACCGGGCCTTTAAGAGAAAGGGTATCCAGTGCGTTGATTATACACCTTCAACCCTATTGACATCAACCGTAGACGCGATTGCGCGGCGCAGTGCCGCCGTAGTCCAACATCATCTTTTGTATTTTTGCTTCATGCGCTTTATCAACGCTTCTTAGCATTTGCCCATGCTCGTCTTTCTTATACATCTCATTTTCAATATCTGTCCA